ACATATTGGAATTTAAGATCGCCTCTTCCAACATATGCTTTATAATTTGTAACTAATGAAAGTGTAGAAGTTGTACCCGAATACTGTTTAAAAACATCAGCATCAATGAAGTAAAAAATTACACCATCGTCATAACTAGATAGTGGTCCTGTTGCTGATTCATTTTGTCTAACAACAATATTTTCAACTTGAGGATTAATATAATTATAATTTGTTGATTTATTATTGCTAATAACTTCTTTTAAAAATACAAATTTCTGATCTGGATTTGTGTCAGGATCAACAAACTGTAAAAACGATTCTGGATTATCAATAACACCGTCATCGTCTGAATCAAAAAACCCTACTTCTACTTTTTTACTATTAATATATCCTTCAGCATCTCTATATTCTTTAGTGATTTGCCAAGGAAAATCAACAGTTAATGGTGCCGCACTATCAGGAGTTTTGTTAATAGAAAGTAAGTTAATCTTATCTCTAATAACTTTACCACTTCTGCTATCATAAATTCTATCTGTTTCATCGAAGTAAAACTTAACTTCCTTATCACTTTCAAAGATATAACGCACACCCCTGTATGTAATAGTATATTTTTCTCCGTCAGTTTCAAACAATAACACCCAACTTGAATCTAAATTCTGATTTGAAGTATCACCTGTTTTACCCATATTAAATGCGTTACTAACGTTTAAGTTATTATTGAAAATAATTCTCCATTCTCTGTCTACAACATTATATCTTAGACCGAATGTTCTATATGCAAAAATTTGTTCTGCCATCTGTGAACTAACTGCGTCTGTAATGTTAGTTGCAAACTTAGGCTTAATTTCGTTAAGTATTGCGCCTGTTGGAATAACATCGTTAAACACAATAGGGCCAGTACCATCTTCAAAGTTTTCAGTACCGTCGGCGTTTATTCTAACTACTTTAGTCCAAAGGTAAGTTACGGCACCATCTGGTGTTGCATCACCAGTTTCTAATTTGTTTTGATTTTTAGTATCAAAATACTGTCCTGTTGGAGCAACAAATTTAATAATTGAATTTGGCTCTAAATATCTTAATGTACTACCTGTAAATGGACCTGTTGTATATTTGATACCTAATGTATCTGTTAAATATCCGCTCGAGTTATTTGTTTGATATGCTACTTGAGTCCAACTTGCAGACAAGTCGCCAGCGGAAATTTTAGGAAACTCTCCTAAGTAAAAGTTCTTAACTTCTTGACTAGTTAATAATGGTTGAATTGTATTTGCAATTCGACCTTCAACATCTGTTCTAGTAGCAAAACTAAAATTAATACGTTTGCTTAAAACTTCTTTATAAATTGCACCGTCATTACCATAAATGTTAGTGCTAGAATATTTTCCAGTAGCATCAATTAAATCAAAGTACCTACTTACTCCGCTTGCTGTTCTATTAACACTTTTTGCTTTTACAACTTCTTGACTAACTGTTAACGGTGCTACGTTATAATCTTCAGCAGTAATCATTCTATTTTGTGTATAGTAAGTTGCTGGAGCGTTTTGTTTAATACTTCTTGTTGATTCAGTTGAACTTGAATTGTCAACTGTATATTTTAAAGACATAGTAATGCTAAGAACTTCGTTAGTACCGGAAGCACTTAGATAAGGAACACTGACACTAATATTTGTCATACTATCAGGAGTAATAGTAAGTTTACTTCCTATGCCTTTTCTAAAATAACATCTAAAATTTCCTTTAGGTAAGTTTCCAAACGTGCCGTCTGAGAAAATTAAACTAATTCTATCTTCAATTCTACTTAAAACAGCAAAGACGTTTCTTTGATTTTTATTTAAACTGTTGTAGATAATATTGTTACCTTCAACACTATCAACCTTTGTCCATAATTCTTGTTCATTGCCGTTGGTATCTAATTTATAAAGCCAAACATCTGAATTATTAATATTTGTAGTGTCAATAGCAACTGATTGATTTTCGATTGGGCTTTTAATACTAAAGTTTCCTTGGTCTAAAACTCCCTGTCTAAAATGTGCAAAGTATCCTGTATTTGACGAACCTGCTCCTTTACCGTCTTCTCTATATAAGAATGCTAAACTGTTACCAGGTAATGGAGTTTCTTCAGAGATTGTGTTAGAGTTAATAGTACAACTTGTTACTTCAAACACTACATTTTTTTCGCCTACGTTTTTACTAAAACTATAAACTGGAAGATTAGTATTTGTAGCATTAAATCTATATTGTTCTGTAGTAATGCCGTCAACCTGTCCTTTTTTAACAGGTCTGCCAACAATACCATTTTCTGGTAATGCTGAATTTAAAATTTTACGGAATTGTTCTGACCAATCAGGATTACTTGGATCGTTCCAAACAATAGTTTGTCCTGATAAGTTTACTCCATTTGCATCTACAATATCTTCAGTTGTAGAAACACTATCAAACTTTAGTAAACCATTTGCACTTTGATTACGCTTTGGATTGTAAGAAAGTAGTCGTGCTAAACGTAGTACGGATTCTCTACGTTCTGCAAGTTCGATAAAGTTTTCACGAGCATTAAGATCTACTCTAAATGCCAAGTTTTGCCCGAGGTAAGCAATAAGGTCAATTAGAGCAAGATATTCTGAGGATTCAATATAATCGTTAAAGTCTTCTGGATAGTTTTCACGCAAATATGCGATCATTGTTCTACGTAGACTATCAAAGTCATATGACCTAAAGTCTGCGTTTCTAAATGTTTGATATACTCTCTTCCAGTCTTCTGCAAGCAGTAATCTATTCTGTCTATCCGTTGTTGACATCTATTATTCCTCGTTATAAGTATTTATTTGTTTTCGTAAACTGAGTACTTAATTCTTTAACCTAAGAACCCAGCATTCTGGTCGAAGGAAAATTTCATCTGCTCTGATATATTGTAAGGTAGATATGATAACTCACATTCGATTTGAATACCGCTTTCGTACTGGTCTACAATAACATTTGTAGCATTAACACGAGGGTCACTATTAATAATGGTTGTTACATCAGTTACGATGGCTTCTTTAAGTGTTTCAGTCATTGGTTCAAATAATACGTCCCATATAATTGTTCCAAATTCTGGATTTTCTAACTTTTCACCTTGCCTAATATGAAAGTGATTTAATAGATCTTGTTTAATTAAACCAATATCATATAAAGTATATTGCTCGTTGTCAGGATTAACCGTACTTAGGCCTCTATAAGTTGACTGTTTTACCGGTTTTGGCTCTACAGCATTACTTTTAATCCTAACTGTTTGAACTGTATTCTTTTCAAGTGTGCTCATATCAATATTTATCCGTTAGTTTTTCGACTGTTTTTTAAAGGTATCAGGTACTGAATCAATATCATTATAGCCTGTAATGTCCATTGCTGTAGTTCTATCAGTTTTAACAGGAGTGTATTCATTAGGTATTACGTTTTCATGATGTTCCCAAGGCTCATGTTGTGGCAAGCGTTTGTGTAGAGACGCGGTAGCGGTAGCGGTAGCGCCAGGAACCACGTGAGTGGACAACGGAGTTGTCGGTAAAGCAATTGGACCGTTCATATGAATGTTTGATGCTGTTTCAACATGGTCTACTCCACTATTAACGTAACTGTATGCTCCGCTAGTAATGTGTGTGTTAATGCCTGCTAGAGTTTTAATACTTGCATCTGTTTCAAGTTGTATATCAGACTTGGCTAATAAATTAATGTTACGACCTGCTTGCATATTGATGTCTCTATCAGCAGTTAAGTTTACATCATTTTCACTATGAACACTTAGTGAATCTTTTGAATAGATATCAATTTTGCCATTAGCACTCATTTGAATCCAACTATTACCACTACCGTGATTAATATAGATTAAATCTTCTGTATTATGTAATAGAATTTGATGTCCGGTTCTAGTGCGTATTCTTGTTAATTCATTATGCGGAATTGAAGGATCACCTCCTCTTTCGCCTAGTGCAGAATTTTTAAATTGTTTGTTATGTGTGCTTGCAGGTCCGATTCTAGTAAAATTTTCATCACCGTCATCCATTACAAAACTAGTACCACCTAATCTACTATAAGGAATATTTGCTGTTGCACCTTTTGTTCCATACGGTGCTTTAGGCTTTCCTTTACGTTTATCATATGGACCTGGAGTACTAATTCCTGTTACCATACTAGGAACATCGCGTCTTGCACTTGAAGATGTTAATCCTCTAGTACCGTCAGCGTTTAATCCTGCTCGTGCAAGCATAGACATCCAGTCATGATTAATTGGCTTCCTAAACTTTGTTGGGTCGGTACCTGTATTGTCTTGAATATTCTTTTTATTAATTTCGCCAGTAACTAGTTTACCAGTTATTGCTGAACCAAATGCTTCTGAGATAGTAGGCTGTCCACTATAATAACTAGTTGCAACTCCCCTATCAGGAACTGTAAAATTTGTATAATTGTCAGGAACGCAAGCAATGTAATATCCCATATTGGGCTGGCCTTCGATAAAAATAACAATTACTCTTGAGCCGATATCAGGTGGAACTGCCCAAAAGCCATACGCTTGTTGAGTATATGCATAATCTTCATTTTTACTTAGACCAGTATAAGGTGTTTGTCCAAAGAAAGGACTAGAATACTTTACTTTAAATGTTTGTTCGTCTGCCGCAATGTCGTTAGCACTGCCGGTTGCTTTTAGTAATTCAACTTCAAGGCCTCCCATGAAGTTAGGATCAAGGTGGCTAATTACCCTTGCAATATACGGGCCTGGATCTAGTTTACCTTTACTGCCTGCGGTACGCTTTGTTTCTGCCATTTACAATCCTTATATGTCTGTGTTGCCGCTATTATTAAGACGTTTTCTTGCAATTTCAGTTCCGCCTTCTGTTACTAATGATTCATACACATGAACTGGAAGACCAACTTTTTTAGTTGTTCTAATTTGACTTACATCTACTCCTGCGGTAACTAATGCTTCAGGACTTGCGTTCTTTAAATATTCGTCAATTAAATCTGCATCTACTACAATAAGACTCTTATCAAATTCTTTTGGTTTTTGTCCTTGAATTTTCTTTTCTTCATTTGTAATCTTAGTAGAAGTTTTGTCTGATTGATCAGTTTCTGCTTCAGGTCGTTGATTACTTCTACGTATAAGTTCAAGAACTTGTTTAAACTGTCCTCCAGCAAAAGTGTTCATTACTTTAATTACCTGATATAAGCCACTGAACTGGTTAACTGCGACTTGATCGCCAGGGAAACCCATAATACCGTTGTCTCTAATATCAATAGGTGTTCTAAAATTTACTTCCACGTCAACTTCACCGTTTTGATAATCAATAGTTCCGTCACTGCTTAGATTAATAAATTCTGTGTTTTCTGAATTGTAATTTCCAATACCACTATCTGCAATGTAATAAGGGTCGCCCCAGATTGTCATATCAACTGTGAGCATATCAACATCACTGTTTACAATGGCTTCGTTAAATCTACGGGCAATATCAATTTTAGCATCATCTGGCGACACAGCACCAGTGGAAAGAGCGACTGTGCTTTGCATATCACTATCACCTGTTGGTCCGCCTTCTCCCCCTAGTGTTTCTTTATTACCGGTCTCTGTTTGTAATGCATCTTTCTTTTCTTGATCTGAAGATGCAGATTCTTGACCACTTGTTTTAGGATAGTTACCTGGAGAAATGCTTTTAAAGAATGTGTTATCCATGTTAAGTTGTAAATCAAGAATATCATCATTTGCTCCACTATAAATGTAGTCATACTTTTTACAGACTTGTTTTTTTAGATGTCTAATTCCTGCGGCATTGGCACTTGGCGCTATAAACCTCGACTCATGCACTTTGTATGGTAACACTCTGAATACATAAATTCTAGGTTTGCGGCCGATTTGATCTTCTGTGTCATTATCGGAGATCTGAAATACTTGAGTATCAATTCTAAACCATTCTTTAAATCCGTTTTCGTCTGATGGTGCACCAACGATCTTTTTACCATAATCAGAAATAATAATTATTTCACTAATAACATCCTGTATTCTTGTGCCTTTTGTAAATTTAAGTTCTCCAAGTGCAGGATCAATTTTTAATTGTCCGCTATCTCTATTCCAAATTTGATTTTCTTCATCCCAAGTAAATCCTGCAAGACCGTATGGTTGATTAGTAACACCAAATGCTTCTGGATCAAACACAGTTGCATTTCCAATATTATTTGAATTTTGTTCACCTGTTTGTTTCTTTTCAATTTCTTGTCCAATAGAAGTTTTGGATACTAAACTGCTTAATTTTTCTCGTACATATTCTAATGCTTCACGAGAAATTTTTCCTGCATTTGTAACAGCGTGCCATAACATTTCATATTCTTCTTTAGTTTTTTTATTTTCATTTAAACTCGAAGTAATTGTATTTCCTGTACCAACTTCACTTTGTTCGTTAGCACCTTTAGTTTCACTGTCAAGTGGTTTGCTATTGCCTTTAGTTGCTCTAGTTTTAGGAAATGTAATAAAGTATTGATCAGCAGTAAGAACTTTGTCATCAATTGCTTTTTTAGTATGATGTAAATTAAGAGCGGCAGATAAACTTCCTGGACCGCTTTGCATCATTGATTGTATTGTTCTACCTTTAATAGAAACATCAACCGGTAACCGCTGTACTTGGTCTGTAAGTACAACATCGTTGTAGGCAACTCCTTCTACAGTATATGTACTACCGCCGCCATTAATTGCTAACTCACTTCCGACAAGTTTAAACGGAAGCATACGTTTTGATTCTGGAACAGAATATGGTGTTCCATCTTGTTTCCAACCAACAAAGTCAATTGTTAAAAGAAAAGGTGATTCAGTATAATTTTTATGCCCTGCTTCTAGTGCCGCAATTTGTAAAGCCTGTAGAAACAATCCCATACTATAAGGCTCGTGTACTTCAAATCTAAAACCAACCGCGTTAGTTACCCCTTTTTTCTTAGTAGGAGAAATAATAGTTTCAATTTCTAAATTATCAATAAAGAACTCAATCCTTTTACCGTTAATCTCATATGCTGTTGTTACTTTTTTATCGCCTAATCCGCCACCGCTTTGTAATACAGCAACTTTAGGATAGTTTATTCTGTATGTTTCATCTGGATTATTAAGTTCGTGATCTGACAAGGAATACAATCCAAGTTTGTAAGAGTGACTAGCATAAGGCATTAATACATTTGGCATAGGTAGAGCAATAATTCGACCATCGCCGGTGGCACTAAAGTTTCTTACGGCTGATTCAATTTTAGACATTTCTTTAAAAATTTTCGCGGCATCTGTTGCTTTTTTATTTTCTGTGTTATCTATTGATTCAACTGATAATGCATCTGCATTAGTGTCGATTGACTTGTTTGGTTTGAACGCTATTGTACCGTCGGATTGCTGTCCTGGTCTAGTGTATCCATTAGGAAGTGGTGTAGGGTTTGTATAATCTTCATCATAGACATCAAGTCCGTCTGTTTGATTAAACTCTTTTTTACCTTCTTCAGTTTGCCACGGGTATAGTTGCTTTACTGCCATACTAAATTCCTAACAAGGTTCGTAGTCGACTACCTTTAGGAACATATATGCTTACACCTGCTCTAAAATCATAAACTGGATCTTTTAACGTATCCATATTACGTTGAGCATATACCCACCATAACTTCGGTGAACCGTACATATCATATGCTAATAAATCTGGACGTTGATGATACTGTGATTGAATTTCGTATAGCACATCGTCATTGTCAGCCGGCACTGTTCGAATAGATAAGATATCTAAATATCCTGAACTTGATATTCTTGTTTTTCCCCAGGGTGAATCATTTGCCATTAGATGAATCCTTTATCTTTACCAACATAGTCTCCTCTTACAAATGCATCTAAACTAAATTTCTCAACTTCTGATCTAGAGTATATTGGTTGTAGTGTTACAGAAATTTGACTTTCAACAGGAACATATGCAATTTGGCCTTTTTCATCTGGGCTAGTATCTGTGTTAGCAATGCGTTTTGCGTTCTTTTCTAACTGTGCTAAGTTAACTGCAATATAATCAACATCTGTTGGCATATCTAGTGTAAAGTTTGTAATGATTACCGGAACATTTTTAAAAACATAGTCACCGTATCCGTTTAGTTTAACTACTGGCGGTGGTGCTCCTTGATTTGAACTTTGACCGTAAAACATTTTTGTTACAGATCTTAAGTAATGTAAGCATCCTAACCAATATGCTCCTTCTAATGAGTTTTGAGCATAAAATTGACCAGTTAGTGTCATTGCGTCCACACTTGAATTCTCATAAGCATAGAACGGATAATTACTATGTACCGGGGTTAATGCATTGTAGTTTGCACTATGTTGCATAATAATAGTTGGAGTATATGGAAAGCATAAGCCTCCAGTTTTCTTCAACTGTCCAATTAACGGACTCTCGTTATAAGACTGAATATTAGGAATACTTAATTTGACACGCCAATCTTTTCCCGCTGGATCTGTTGCCCAACTTGCTTCTGCTAGTTTAAGTTCGCTAGGTTCACCGTCAGAAGGTATAGTGCGTGATCTAATTGATTTCATAAACCCTTTAGCACCTTCCTGGAAATCAGCGATTCCATCTTTAATGATGCGTTCAGCGGTATCTAAAAGTCCGCCTGAATCAGGTTTTTTAAATTCGTCAAATATCATAATTGGTAATCCTCGTTATAAGTATTTATTGACTTTTTTATCAGAGTAGTTTATAATAAGGAATAAAATTGGAGAAATATCTTGAGAAAAGTAAATTATTTAAACAACAAAGACATATTGAAAGAGATTCATAAGTCTAAGGCGTCTTTTAGCAGTTTTACTGACGACGAGTATGCACAATATGACATTATCCTGCCTAGTTTGGATAAAATTAATGTTCGTACTATTGCTGAAGCAAAACGTAACAAAGCAAAGCGCCTAGGTGATGCAGATTATGCCGCACGTAAACTAGCAGGTGAAAAAGTTAAACAAGCAGAATGTGAAGTAGATTATAAAAAAATTACCAAAGAAGAACTAATCTTTAGAATTATGACATTTGATCATATTCCTGAGGAAAAAGGTCGTAAGAAAAATCCAAAGACTGTAGCAGATACAAAAGTTAAATTAAATTTTCCTCCGTACCAACACTTTAAGTTTGACGATAAGGATAATTTGATTTGCGTTGGTAAGAGTCATTGGACAGGTGGTATGGAAAACGGCAACTTTACACTTAGAGGCGGTACAGCAACAGAAAAACTAGCACGTATGTGGATGAAACTATGTGATCGTTATGCTACTCGTGGTAATGTTCGTGGATATACGTATAATGACGAGATGCGCGGACAAGCCATACTACAACTAGCACAAATTGGACTACAGTTTGACGAATCAAAATCTGATAATCCTTTTGCTTACTATACTGCCGCAGTTACAAACTCGTTTGTACGTGTTATCAACATTGAAAAACGCAATCAAAACATTAGAGATGATATCCTTGAAATGAATGATATGACTCCAAGTTATACTAGACAGATGCAAGGCGAATTTGAACGTCAAGAAGCAGATGCTCAAAGAAGATTAAAAGAAGAACAAGAAAAATAAAATAGTTGACTTTTACATAAAGGTAGTGTATTATTGTATAGTAACCTGGAGAAAATATAGTGTTTAAAAAAGCGGCAGTGTTTACTGATATCCATTTTGGATTAAAATCTAACTCTAAAACGCACAACGAAGACTGTGAATCATTTGTTGATTGGTATATTGAACAAGCAAAATTAAATGGATGTGAAACAGGCATCTTTATGGGCGACTGGCACCATAACAGAAACAGTTTAAATATTATTACGATGGACCATTCGATACGTTCATTGGAAAAACTAGGAAAAGCATTTGATCAATTCTTTTACTTTCCCGGTAATCACGATTTATACTATAAAGATAAACGGGATATCCATTCTGTAGAATTTGCTAATCACATTGACGGTATTACTGTTGTTAATAAAATGACAACAATTGGTGATAGTACAATGGTCCCTTGGCTAGTAGGCGAAGAATGGAAACAAATTCCTAAAGTTAAAAGCAAATATATGTTTGGGCATTTTGAACTTCCAAACTTTTATATGAATGCTATGGTAAAAATGCCTGAAACAGGCGAACTTCAAGCAGAACATTTTAAACATCAAGAATATGTATTCTCAGGACATTTTCATAAACGTCAAACATTAGGAAATATTACATATATTGGTAATGCGTTTCCGCACAACTATGCTGATGCTTGGGATGATAAACGCGGTATGATGATTTTAGAACATGGTGGCGAACCACAGTATATTGATTGGCCGCAATGTCCTAAGTATAGAACTGTAAAATTATCGCAACTTATTGATCAAAAAGATACACTTATTAAACCCAATATGTATCTAAGAGTAACACTAGATATTCCAATTAGTTACGAAGAAGCAAGTTTCATTAAAGAAGAATTTATGAAGAATTTCGAGTGTAGAGAAATTACATTAATTCCTAGTACACAAGATGACGAAATAAATTCAGATATTGATATTACAAAGTTTGAAAGTATTGATCAAATTGTATCACAGGAGATTGAAGCAATTGAATCGGAAAATTACAACAAACAAAAACTACTAGACATTTACAATGAGTTATAAAATATGATTTTGTTAAAAGATTTAACTGTTAAAAACTTTATGAGTGTGGGCAATCAGACCCAGGCTGTAGATTTTAGTAACAGACAACTTACATTAGTACTAGGCGAGAACTTAGACCAAGGTGGTGACGACAGTGGTTCACGAAATGGTACAGGTAAGACTACTATTGCTAACGCATTAAGTTATGCTTTGTATGGACAAGCATTAACAAATATCAAACTTAATAACTTAATTAACAAAACAAATTCTAAAGGTATGTTAGTTACACTAGAATTTGAAAAAGACGGAACACAATATAGAATTGAGCGTGGACGCAGTCCTAATCTACTAAAGTTCTACATTGATGATAACGAACAAGAGATGACTGATGAGTCACAAGGCGACAGTCGACGAACACAAGACGAAATTAATACATTATTACACATGAGCCATGATATGTTTAAGCATATTGTTGCTCTTAATACGTACACTGAACCTTTTTTAGCAATGAAATCAAACGATCAACGTGCTATTATTGAACAGTTGTTAGGTATTACTATTCTAACTGAAAAAGCCGAAGAACTAAAAATAAAACAAAAAGAAGTTCGAGATGCTATTACAGATGAAACTGCTCGTATTAATGCAGTACAAACAAGCAATGAGAAAATTGCAGAAACTATTGAAAGTTTAAAAGTTAAATCAAGTGCTTGGCGTCAATCAAATGCTAAAGATTGTGACCGTTTACAAAAAGGCATTGATGAATTAGAACATTTAGACATTGAAAAAGAACTCGAAGCACACGAGTTATTGGCTAATTGGTCTGAAAACAATAAGCAAAAAACTAATCTTGAAAAAGAACGTTCTACACTTGAAAGTGCATTAACTCAAACCGACAAACAAATTACAAAGTATACAAAAGACTTAGAAAATCTTGTTAATGCGAAGTGTCACAGTTGTGGTCAAGAACTACACGAAGAAAAGAAACATCAAATTGAATTACAACTCCAAGAAGAGTATGGCGAAACAATGACATACTTAATGGAGATTAATGACAAGTATATTAATGTGCAATCTAAATTAGATGAAATAGGTGATCTAGATGCAAAACCTAACACATTTTATGAAACAGCCAAAGAAGCATACGAGCATCGAAGTAATGTTGATAATTTAAAACGAGCATTAGAGTCTAAAGAAACAGAAAACGATCCATATGTTGATCAAATTGAAGAATTACAACAAACTGCTATTCAAGAAGTTTCATGGGACACTATTAACGAATTAACAAGTCTTAAAGAACATCAAGAATTTTTATACAAACTATTAACAAATAAAGATTCGTTTATTCGTAAAAAGATTATTGAACAAAATCTTGCATATCTAAACAACAGATTAACATATTATTTAGATCGTATCGGATTACCGCATCAAGTAGTATTCCAAAACGATTTGAATGTTGAGATTACACAACTCGGACAAGACTTAGACTTTGATAACTTGTCAAGAGGTGAACGCAATAGACTTATCTTAGGACTAAGTTTTGCATTCCGTGATGTTTGGGAAAGTTTATATCAAAATGTTAACTTATTATTCGTTGACGAGTTAATTGATAGTGGTATGGACACTGCTGGTGTTGAAAGCAGTCTTGCTATTCTTAAGAAAATGGGTAGAGAACGTAAGAAGAATATCTATTTGATTTCACATAAAGACGAACTACAAGGTCGTGTACAAAATGTACTTAAAGTTATAAAAGAAAACGGCTTCACTAGTTACGCAAACGACGTTGATATTGTAGAATGAGCATTGAAGACGATACACATGACAAATTAACTAAGGCTTACTTAGAATACTTTAAAGCAAACGAAAAGTTTGAGCGTTTTAAAGGCGAGCGAACTATGCAAGAATCTCGAAAATGGCTTCGTGAAATACGCAATCATGCTAAACAACGTGCAGATGAGATTCTAACAACATTTAAGAACCAAAAACAAGACAAGAAAAAATAGGCAACGGTAAGTATCAGTATGGACTGGACTTACAAAGGACAACAGATAAACACTATACCAGACGAGTATGAAGGATTTGTTTATCTAATCACAAATACAACCACTGGGCAAAAGTATATAGGCAAGAAACTAGCCAAATTTAAAACCACAAAGCCACCACTCAAAGGCAAAAAGAATAAACGCAGAGGCACTAAGGAAAGCGATTGGAAGGACTATTGGGGTTCATCAGATCGTCTTAATGCTGATGTACAAGCACTAGGTCCAGAAAACTTCACAAGAGAAATATTATACCTATGTAAAGGTAGGGGCGAAATGTCCTACATAGAGGCAAGAGAACAGTTTGACCGCCGTGTATTAGAGAGAGATGATTATTACAACGGTATTATTAATGTTAGAGTTGGCGGTTCAGACAAACTACGACAGGCATTGCTAGAACATAGCATCAAGGCAAAACAATCCAACACATAAGGTTGGCGGGCCAGTTTGCAAACTCCGCTGTGGAAAAAGTCTCCGTATAGGAACACACGAAACATATTGATCGACTCCCCAGAGGGAGGAAGCCATCAAACAAATTGGGCTCACTGGTTGGTATAGATAGATTGTTGGCTGTCGAAAAACACAAACACAGTACATAAAAACTCTTTAGCAATAGGAACGAAGCGAGAGGTAATGTATTATATAGATAGCATTAACCTAGTTAATGTATTCTTTATGTTACATATGTCGACGTAGGTTGGGAAAGGTCAGAGCCCATTGTACTTTGTGTATAAACAATTACCTACTTCCGAATCTCGGCTGTGACGAACTCACATGAAGTGTCAAGATTAGATGGAACCAGCGATTAGGTTCCGTCTGACTGAAACAATCTACATGAAGCATTAGTGCTTCGCACTTAATCATATCAAATATAAATCAAATATAAAAGTGTCGAGCGTAAGCGAAACACAAATGAGCTTTAGCTCATTTCATTACAACAAACTTAATGTAAATCAGGATCTCTTCCGAAACCAGGTTTAACTGTAGAATGTTGTGTTTCGACAATTTCATAATCTACATTTGGGTTTTGCTCTTTAAGGATCTGCATGGTATCATTGGCTTGTGTCAGATCGAGCAATTTGTCTACAACAACTTCTTGTGTTCTTGCGTCTACTACTTTAAAGTTAGTGTACATTTAAGTGTCCTGCCCAATGTGAACAATCATCGCATGGATCGTCTATTTTACTATTCATAGTAGAATATTTACTCTTTTCAGGTCCGAGATAAATAATATCAGTTAAAGATTTAGGAACGTCAGATGAAAGTATATCAAATTACAGAAAATCAAATAGATGAAATATTACCTTTAGGAAATACAGATTTAGTAGTAGGACTAGGTAACACAGTAGCCAAGGCATTATCAGCTGTAGATATTGCACCTGGACCTAACAAATTTAATTATACTAAGGCTTCCGGCGGCGATTGGTTAATCAAAGACCCGAAAGGTAATCCAGTTGGTACTGTAAATAGCAAAGCAGCCGCAGCTTCAACATCGATTAAACTAAACAGATCATTTCTAACCCACGGTTTGGACAGTGATCAATTTAAATCTGCATTTAAACAAGCACAAGCTAGAACAGGATTAAAACTTAATACAAACTTTGATCCGAAAAAAGTTAATGTTGACGGTTCTAAGTCACTTGGAAAGGCAGCAGTTGGCACTGCAAAAGGAATAGGTAAAAGTATCCTTGCTACAATGAAAGGTACTTTAGTAGGAAATGTGGTGTTTGGGTTTATGGCTGTTGAAGATATTGCAGACGATTTAGATGCTTGGGCAAAGGTCTACATGGAAAACGGATGTAATCTTCAGGACAGGCGATTAGATGCGTACGAAATGAAGATACGCAGAACAATACTCGAAAATGTTGCTATGATGGCTACAGGTGTTGCTCTAGCATCAACAGGATTAATTAGAACATTGAGTCTTTTCTTAATGGCGTTACCGATTGCAGGGTGGATTGCTACTGCACTAGCTTGGGTAGGTGCAGGTGTATTAGCAAGCATGATTGCAAAACTTCTAACAAGCACTACAGTTGCTGAATATATTGCTGACTATATGTTGGCTTCAATGATAGGACCTGCTACACTTAAAGTAATATCTTTCCCACAGTGTCCAAATGAAAGTCTACAAGAAGATTGGGAAGCAAGAATTAACGAAGATATTAAAGTTTATATGGAACAGAAACAAATACAGAAGCAACAAGCTGCTAAAGGCGCAGCAGATGCAATTAAAGATGTATTTAAAAATGATCCAGAATTAATGAAAGTTCTTAAAGTTACTAAGAAAAAAGTTGACAGCGGAGAAGTTGAAAAGATTTCTAAAGGCGGAAAAGCTGCTGTAGCACAAGTTAAATAATTGCCATTTTAGTTTTTTCAACTAGCTCGATATTTTCTTTTACTATTCTTTGTAAAATTTCTCTATCTTCATAGGTAATACAGTGCATAAGATCGTGATAAGAAAAAGATCCTCTCATATACCATCCTAGTTTATAATTATCGTATTTTAATTGTTTGATTTCGTTTTCGTAAGACTTGTCTAGCTCGATAATGTCAGATTCCGAGAGCGTAAGGATTTGGCTCCGAAAAAACTCGCGTAATCCACATTAATTTTTGACTTGTATTCGGTACTACACTCTTCTGCACCACAAATTATATCAAATGTTGGCAAGTTCCAATTCTCAGATATAGATTTAATTTTAGCTTGAAGTTCTTTATAAAACTCAGCATCATTGTTTGATATAAAATCTAATATTTTATTTCTGTCAGCTTCACTATCAGTACCGTCAGTTATACTATCTATATAAGAAACACTTAGTCTTAGTGTAATGTTGGTCATTTTAGTTAAAATGTCCTGAAGCATCTTGTCTTTTTCTTCTTGTGTTATTGTTGCATTAGTAATCTGAGTCATTTGTCTTTCTAAAACATACTGTTCTTTACTAAATTCTGTAGTAGTTTTATAAGAAATAGGAGCAATGTTTACAGTTAACTCTCCCATTTTAAAACTGGTAGTATTACTATATTCACTAAATGACTCGAGTAGTTTTCCTAAGCTGATTGAACTTCGGTTAGATTCAGAACAACTAGTACATCTAGTTTCCATAGGCATTTCGTCACCGTAGGTTGCAATTCTTAATGCAATAAGAATATAATCAATATCATAACCTACTAGTTTCCAGGGATCTAATATAGCAGGAATACAACTTTTTATTACTCGAACAGTTGCTTCACCTGTAAATAGTGCATCTGGTGTTTTTAAAATAATTTCATCCATTGCCGTCATACCAAATACCGGCAAGTTGGTAGTTTGCATATCTTGTATTATAGATTCATCATAAAACTGCCCATTACTTGGCAGGTCTATAAAAATCTTAGGTTGTCTTTGGTGTTTTTGTAAAAAATCTGACATTTTAATCCTTGCATAAATAGTTATACGCATTTATTTATGACCCAAAGAAATGCGACTAAAGGATTCTGAATGGCATTAGACCAAAGTGATAAAGACGATATAGTAAATGCAATTAGTGCTGGTTTTACTAAAGCTAGCCAAAGCACATCTACGACTGCTCCTGCGGGGGGCACCAGCGGTGATACATCTAAGTCATCACAAAACTCTTTAAACAAAGCCTCTTCTGGGTTTATGCGTATTCTTGACGAAGGCGGCGGCTCTATTAAATCATTTGCTAAAGACTTTAATAGTATGATGCCAGAAGTTCTTCAAGGACTTGGTGGCGCAGTAGGTGGAATTGCAGGACATATCGAAGACACCCAAGGTGTATTTCAAAATTTAAGTAAAGTTGGTATTGGTTTAAATGGTAATTTAGGCGACTTGCGTGTGCAAGCAGCTAAAAGCCGCATGCCATTAGATCAATTTGCTAACATGGTTGCAACTAACGCTCAAAGCCTTGTTGGACTAGCTGGTAATGCTAGTGAAGGTGCAAAAAGATTTGCTGATCTTAGCAATGCAATGTATTCCACTGGTGCTATTGAAGGATTTATGAATCTTGGCTATAGCATAGAAGAAGCCAACGAATTTGTTATTAAAAATACAGAACTAAACAGACGTCAAGCAATGATGACGCAAATGTCAGATGCTGAACAAGTAAAACAAGCACAAGAACTTGCCAAAAACATGAGTGTTGTCGCTAAACTTACTGGTAAAGATGCACAGCAGATGCAAGATGAATTGATTGCTAGACAGCGAGCTGGCGCTACACAAGCAAGATTGCGTCTATTAGAAATGGACGGAGTTACAGGAGCACAAGAAGCATACAATAAAGCACAAACTGCTCTTGATGCAGCACCGGATGTAGTTGGTAACTTGTTTGACGATTTAATGCAAACTGGCGCTCCTATGACAGAAGCGACTAAAAACTTTGCAGCAACTAACCAAGAAGCATATGCACTTTTACAACAGGCCGCTGAAGCAAACAAACGCGGTGACGTAGCAGAAGCTGAAAGGCTAGCTCAAGAAGCTGCCCAAGCAACAGCAGACTTTGCACAAAGTAGACAAGGTTTAACACTTGCAACACTTTCTCAAGTTAGTGATATTGCAAAAGGACAAGCAGATGTACTAGAAGAAATGGCACCGATCATTGATGGTACAATGGCACTACAGCAAAGAATTAAAGATGCAACAGGGCAAGAACTTACATTTAGAGAAGCATTTGTTGCTAATCTACAAACTATAGCTGCCGGCCAAGAAACACAGATGGCAGGAGAGCAACCAGGACAGCAAGCACTAACTGCTGTAAACACAGCACAAGTAGCACTTGCAAATACAGCTTCAGAATTTAATACATTATTAGGTAAGCAGATAGAATCTAACACTTTATTATTATCTGCATATGGAACATTAAACGAAAAAATCTCAACCCAACTAGGAG